AGTGCGGCGGACCTATGATACGCAAGACCGTCAATTCCGGAAAGAAGAAATATATCTACTATATCTGTGCCGCGCACAGGGATAAGAAGCTGTGCTTCGGACACAGCGTCAGGGATGACGCCCTTTCAGGCATAGTGCTGGAGCTGGTAAAACAGCGCATACGGGAAGTCATAGGTATCGAAGAACTTCTGGAGCTGACAGGCGCGGCGCAGCTCCGGAAGGCCGGCGTCCAAAAGCTGAGGGAGCGTTTAGATAAGAAACAGGAGGAAGTATCCCGCTATCAGACGCTGCTTCAATCACTTTATGAAAATCTGGCTGATGGCATCATAGACCGCGAGGAATACCGGGAGCTGAAAAAGGTATATACCCGCCGCCGTACCGAGGCCGAAGAGCAGGCCGAGGCGTTCAGGCGGCAGATGGATACGGAGGCGGGGGACCTCAGCGACAGGGGCTGGATGGAGCAGTTCAAAAAGCACTGTAATATTACATCTCTTGACCGTTCCATAGTGGTGTCGCTTATAGATCATATTACAGTCTACCGCGAGCACCGCGTAGAGGTGGTCTTTCGCTGGGATGATGAATACCGCCGCCAGCTCGATCTGGTCATGCAGGCCAGGGGGCTTTATCCCGAAAAGGAGGCGGTCTGAGATGGCGAGAACGAAACGCAAGGCCAGTGCGCTCCAATCTGTCCCAATTCCGGAGACTTCCACCCAGCGTATTTACAGGACGGGCGGCTACATACGCCTGTACGTAGAGGACAGCGGCAAACCCGGCGCTGACACCATAGAAACGCAGAGGGCCTTTATTGAAAATTACATAGAGGCCCGGGAGGACATGAAGCTCTGCGGCCTGTTCATAGACAACGGAAAAACAGGCATGAATTTCGAGCGTCCGGGGTTTGAGCGGCTTATGGAGCAGGTGCGGGCCGGGAAAATAGACTGCATCGTGGTAAAGGACCTGTCCCGCTTCGGGCGCAGCTATCTTGAGGCGGACAACTATATAGAGCGCATTTTCCCATTTCTCGACGTGCGCTTTATAGCGATAAACGACCACTTTGACACCCTTACCGCCGAGCATACCACGGATGGCCTCATTGTGCCGCTGAAGAACGTCATAAACGCCGCTTACAGCAAGGATATTTCAAAGAAATCCAGCTCCGCCCTGGCAACCAAGATGAAGAACGGGGAGTTTATAGGCTCCTGGGCCCCTTATGGCTACCGCAAATGCGATTCGGACAGGCACAAGCTGGAGCCGGACGATGAAACCGCCCCTATCGTGCAAATGATTTTTCAGTGGCGGATTTCGGGGACGAGCTATCTGCAAATTGCGCGCAGGCTCAACGAACAGGGTATACCATCTCCGTCCCGTTATCATTACCTGCGGGGAGAAATAAAAACCGAGCGGCTGGGTAATTCGCTGTGGCATACCGCAATGGTTAAAAAGATCCTCCTGAGCGAAGTATATCTTGGACACACAATTCAGGGCCGCAGTCGCTCCCGCGATATGATACCGGTTCCAGAATCCGAGTGGATTGTAGTTCGCGACACACACCAGCCGATCATTGACGAAGATACCTTCCGCAAGGTCCAGGAGATGGCAGAGGATTGCCGCAGAAGCTTTCAGGAACGCAAAGGGCGCTTTGACGCCTTGGGGACCATTCCAAACATCCTGCGCGGCCTTGTCTTCTGCGCGGACTGCAAATGTCCCATGATACGCTACAAGAGCGTTTCCGAGAAATGCGGCCATGTGTACTATTCTTATATCTGCCGTACCCACTATGAGGACCCGGCCTCCTGCCCGAAAAAGTACCTGCTTGAAACTGAGCTTAAGGAAATCCTCTGGGAGACATTGCGGCGGGAAATCCAGACAGCTGTTGATATGGAAACGCTGCTGAAGCGGCATACCCATTCCACAAAGGCGGCTGACCGCGAGGCCGCGTTAAGGCAGGAGCTATCGTCCGCGCAAAAGGCCCTTGAGAGGGCTGAAACGCTCTATGACGGCCTGTATCAGAGCTATGTTGACCGCCTTATGTCCGAGGGGGAATACATGGAGCTGAAGCGGCAGTACAAAGCGGATATGGAGCAGGCCCGGAACCGGCTGGAGGATGCGGAGCAGGGGCTTCAAAGGGAAAAACAGCGATCAGATAAGAACCCCTGGTTAATATCCTTTGAGAAATTCCAGGGCGAGACAGAACTGACGGAGGAAATGGCCCACGCCCTTATTGAGCGCGTGGAGGTTGACGCGGAGAACCATGTGTCTGTCACCCTGCGTTACAGGGACGAATACCGCGATTTGCTCCGGCTCATGGAGGATGGCGGAGAGGCGGTGCCGGCATGAGTGAATATGTCATTGCCAAATACCTTCGTCTTTCCTCTGAGGATGTAGATTTGAAGCAGTCGGACAAGCTGGAATCAAATAGCATTTCAAACCAAAGAAACCTGTTGGATTCCTATATCAACAGTATTCCCGAGTTCTCGGGAGCGAAAGTTATAGAGTTCTGCGACGACGGCTGGTCAGGCAAAAATTTCGAGCGTCCCGCATTTCAAGAGATGCTCACCCAGATTAGGGCGGGGAAAATAAACTGCATCATCGTCAAGGACCTGTCCCGTTTCGGACGCGACTATCTGACCGTGGGAAATTACATCTCCCGCATCTTCCCCTTTATGGGAGTGCGCTTTATTGCCGTTAATGACGGTTTTGACAGCATACGCCCCATGGACACGGACAGCCTGGATACCTCCTTTAAGACCCTCCTGTATGACCTGTACAGCCGTGAGCTTTCCCGGAAGGTGCGGAGTGCCAAGAGGTTCAGAGCCCAAAAGGGCTATTGCGTCGCCTCAAAGGCTCCCTACGGTTACATGAAAGATCCTGATGACAAAAACCGTCTTATAATCGACCCTCCCGCCGCGGAGGTCGTGCGCCGCATTTTCCACATGGTCGCGGAAGGAAATTCCGCCGTTCAGACCGCCAGGGCGCTCAACGATGAGCACATCCAGACGCCCATGCTTTACAAGGTCGCGGCAGGTTGTTACAACAGCGCCTGGCTGTGCATAGACGGAGAGAATTTCTGGACAGGCTCCGCTATCATACGGATAGTCCGCAACGAATGCTACATTGGAAAGGCAATTTACGGAAAACGTTACACCGATGTCATAGGCAGCGGACACAGCAAAAAGGTGAAAAGAGAAAACTGGATCGTTGTGGAAAATATGCACGAGGCCATAGTGTCGAAGGAAGAATTTGACCGGGCACAAGACCGGCTGGAAAGGTTTTCGGAGCACAATGTTAAATCCGGCGGTCTGCCCCTCACCGGGAAAGTAAAGTGCGGCATCTGCGGCCGCGCTATGCGGCGGCGGCGGGCGAAGCAGTCCTATTTCTATTGCGGCACGCCGCTTGTTACTGATAATTTTTCCTGCACAACAGAGCGCACCTTGGAGGAAGATGTCCTTTCGGCTATCCGGGACGGGCTTCATACGATGGCCGCGGCGGCGGTCGAGTTATCTCTGGTCCAGGAGGAGCAGAGCAGGAGCCAAAAGAAGGATATCTCCAGGCTGTTGGGAAGGCTCTCCGCGTTGAAGGAAGCAGCTGCTCAGAGGAAACAGCAGGTCAAGGAGCTTTATGAAACCTATGCCTTGGGCGAGATGGGCAGGGATGAATACCTGGAGCGGAAAACGGCGCTGCAAAACGAGTGTGACGGTATATTGACTGAAATCTCAAATCTGGAAGCTTCCATTGAAAGCACTGACACGGACGGCGAACAGAGCTGCCAGCTCATAGAACGCCTTAAACAGTACACGGACGTACAGGAGCTGACCAGGGAGATTGTCGAGGACGTGGTAAAGGAGGTTCGTATCTATCCCGGACGGCGGATGGAGATAGTATGGAACTGCCAGGACGAGTTTGAAAAGCTGGCGGATTATTTTGAAACGGACAAACAATCGGAAGGAGAGATTGCGATATGAGGGAAACCGCAAAGACGGAACAGTTTAACGTGGCAGTTTATATGCGCTTACCGCGTAAGGAACGGGCGTGGATTTATTGCCGGGTGGCTGCCCCCGAAGCGTCTATGCTGAAATTGCAGCAGGAAGAGTTGAAAACCTATGCGGAGAATCAGATGTTTGAAGTAGTGGGGGCTACCGCAGAACACGGAACCGGTTTATCCCTTATGCGGGATAGCCTTGCTGAAATATCCCAAGCCGCTGAACAAGGGCTGATGGATGTTCTTCTTGTGACGAATATAAGCATGTTGGGGCGTAATGCTCAGGAAGTATGGAAATACGTTCGTCAGCTGAAAAATAACGGTGTGCGAGTGGCCTGTATGGACAGATTGATGTAAAAGCTTTTAAAAGATCCTGTTCGACGGCGTTCACGGTTTTTTTACAATTTATTTTTGTTCCGTGCTTGACATTGGCAAACGAAAAATATACCGGGCGAGTGCTACTCCAGAAAACAGTCAACAGCGCTCTGCTCAAATCGAAAACAATGGCTTTATGGAATGGTATCTCTATACCGATTCCCATGAGGCCATTATTTCGGATGAGATTTTCATGGTAGCACCGTAAGAGAAGCTCAAACACACAATAAATCCCGAGGAAACGATTGTCTTAAGATCCACATTTTGATAAAATAAAAAATATGCACGGAAGTAAAGCAGGATCACAAGTTAGGAGGAATAATCAATGATAATACCAAGCTATAAAGTCGCAAACGAATGGGCATGCACACCCTATACTGAATCATTCTTTTTTGACTTTGATTTGTCAGGAACCATGATACTTTTTTTAAAACTTTTACCCAAAACTATGGTTTCAGTATTTAATAGCGTACCAATGAAACTAGTATTTCGCAATCCTAAAATTGAAAAATATAGTATAACTTTATATATTGAAGACGTGGCTCAGACACCTTTTTATATCACAAAGGTATCAAAAAGGCAATTTCCAGACTTAAAGAAACTATCTCAGTATTTTAGTAAATCAAACATTATAAGAATTGCGATATTTGATCAAATGTTTAAATGCGTTTATACCAATGACATCAAAGCAGTGTTACCAAGTATGAGCATAGATGTTTGGTATGCTGAAATGGAAAAATCCACCGTAACACCTTGTTTTGATTTTGATAATCCAAAGGAAACCGAGGAAACAGGTTACATAATAAGATTGAAAAACTTAGCAAATACAAAAACTTTTCAATACACCAATTTACAACTTAGAAATCTGTGGGGGAAAAGTCCATATGTAATATCTACCAATTTAAATAGCGACTACTTTTGCTTAAAAAACTATAAAGAAGAAGGTCAATTGGGATATCTACAGGAGCAGCTATTGAAAGAATTTTTAAGCAACTATTTCAAGCCAAACGAAGAGTTGTTTTGGTCTATACGCACAAAAAACCGAGCGGAATTAACTGATTTCGTTATTTTAGAGAACCAGATAGTTATTTTAATTGAATCGAAAACGGATTCTGCATTTATAGGATATCCTTCGAAAATAAGATCGAAGGAAAAAGCATTAACAACTTTAATTCATAAGGCTACAGTACAACTTTGTAATGCGAAAGAAATAATTACTAGTAAAAGGGATTTAATCGATGATGAGAAATTTTTATCTTGTTGTAGTCCTCGTATAAATACAATTGTGGGGGTTTGTTTAATTAGTGATGCATTATTAATCAACACAGTTTCTCTCGAAAAGTCTTTATCCACATTTAAGAGAAAAGATATCCCGATTATTATATCAATAGAAGCATTACTAGACATGTTAAACAAATGTAATTCAACTGACCAGTTTTGTAAATCTTTAATGTCAATTTATTTAGTGTCGCAACGTGAAGAGAAACTTCCAATAGTCACAGAAGTAAACTTTTAGATTGATACTCCACTGATTTTACTTGACTCTCAACCCAATCTGGCATTGAATGAGCCCCGCTTTTCGAACATTTTTATCGGAAAGCGGGGCTCATAATTTAGAAAAGCCTTGTGAAACAAAGGCTCTCTGCTTTTGTCTCTCAGCAAGGCATTTGATAAAAACAACG